GCACAGACTCATATGTAAATCTCTTCAACAAGAGAACTGCAACTGTTGGTGAAGGTAATGGTGAGCAGATTGGTGTTGCTAGATTATATGATATCAAAGTGAAGAATGTTGGATATGCAGATTCAGCAACAGTCTTTGAATCATCTCTTTATGATATTCAAACATTCACCTATCTTCAACTAAACACAGGAACTAGCGTAAGTGTCCCATCTTTTGTTGAAGGTAAAAATAGTAGTGCAACAGGATATGCTTATGAAGCTTCAAACAATTCTACACAATTAGTTTTATATCAAGTAAACGGCCAGTTCCAAGCTGGAGAACAGATAGAAATAAATGGTGTTGATGTATCCAGAAGTATTAACAGAGTAGAAGACTATGGAGTGGATGATATTAAACAGTTAGTAGGAAATGATCCTACTAATTACAAGTTTAGTGCTGATCCTGTTTTAGGATTAGGACATCTGATTGCTCCGATTGCAACACAGTTCACTGTAAGTGCAAAATCTGGTGGTGCATCTACAATCACTTCTCCTAGTGCAAACTTTGGTAGTGCTGGAATCAAAACAGGAGATATTATTCAATATAGTGTATCTGGTAATAATGTTCCGACATTCAACCGTGTTACTGCTCAGACTGCTACGAATATTACTCTCGAAGCTGTTTCTGATGTTACTAACGTCAACTCAGGTGCATTACCATCTGCTGATGTTAATGTAAATGACTTGTTCAAGGTTACTTTAGAAGTCAAGAATAACTCTACTGCATTTCTATTCAGTGAATTGACTAGACCTAATATTGCAAGTGTAGATACAAATGGTGCAAATCTCATATTTAGAAAGTCATATTCGATCACTGTTGCCAATAATGCTTTTAGTGGAACATTAGAAACAGATGCTGATTTAAACTTAGAACCATTTGACGAAGAAGATTATAACTTATCATTCAAAACAACTGGTGTTGTAGAAAATTTAACAGATCAAAAACTCACAGTTAGTGGAAGAACAGTAACCTTATCTGGATTATCTGTCGCTTCTGGTGCTGCAGTTTTAACAGTTACTTGGAAGAAAGTAAATGTAAAACCAAAATCAAAAGTATTAAACAGAGCAACAACTTACACAGTTAATAAATCCGCAAAAACTCAGTCAGGCACTGGGTTAATGAAGTTAAATGATGGACTAACTTATGATGGGGTCTATGGTAATCGAGTGCAAGATAAGAGAATATCCATAGGCGTTTGTGATGTTGCTTATGTTCTTGCTATCTTAGAATCTTCAACTACTGATGATCCTCAGTTACCTATTCTCCAACTTACTGGTTTGAACACCAATATTCTTAATGCTCTACGAGGTGAGAATATAATTGGTAAAAATTCTGGTGCATCTGCTGTATTTGTATCAACAAATGGATCTAACGAAGTTAATTTCGTTTATCAAAATGAAAATACATTTGAAGTTGGCGAAGAAGTTACCTTTGAAGAAACAAACGTACAAGGTGTAGTTCAGACATTTATTCCTGGCGATAAGGATATTCAGAATGACTTTGAGTTTGATCCTGGCCAAGAACTAGATTATGTTGACTTTTCTTATATCGTTAGAAAACAAGGAACTGAAGCTCCCACAAGAAGAATTACAGTCATTTACAATAACTATGTAATTGATGCTGCAGACCCAGGCGACTTTGTAACTGTAAATTCATATGACTCAAGTTTATATAAGAACAGTTTACCTACTGTGGGTGGAATATATGCTTCTGATATTATTGATTTAAGACCAAGAGTAACTAGTTCTGTTGCAAGTAGATCTCCTGGCGAGTTTTTTGCTAGACAATTTGAGTCTGGTACATCTTCTACATCACATATTATTGCACAAGATAAATCATTTAATATTTCATATGATTACTATCTTGGTAGAATAGACAAACTTTTCTTAAGTAAAGAAGGTATTTTCTCAATACTAAAGGGAGCACCAGCAATCTATCCAAAACTACCAAACACCATAGACAATGCATTAGAAGTGGCTACTATTGAGATGCCACCTTATGTTTATAATACAGATGATGTAAAATTAACTATCGCTAAACATAAACGATTCCGAATGAAGGATATCGCTACTATTGAGGATAGAGTTAAGAATATTGAATACTATACATCTTTGTCTTTACTTGAAGTAGAAACAACTAATATGTCTCTTCGTGATCCACAAACTAATCTTGATAGATTTAAGTCTGGATTCTTTGTTGACAACTTTAAGTCGGTGACTTCTGGTGATGTTACAAATAGACAATTCAAGGCATCTATTGACTCTACTGAGGGAAGATTAAGACCACAACATTACACAACTTCTATTGATTTATTACTTGGATCAGAAGCTATTGTTGGTGCTGCCACATCATCTAATCCATCAGCAGACTACAGATTTGCAGACGACTTAGGTGATTCTAATGTTAGAAGAGTTGGTGATGTTGTATGTTTGAATTATAATGATAATATTTTCTTAGAAAATAAATTTGCTACTAGAATCGTAAACGTAAACCCATTTGCTGTTGTAAACTGGATTGGTCAAGTTGAATTAAACCCAGCGACTGATACATGGATTGAAACTAGAAGAACTTCCGCAACATATGATATTGAAGGTAGTTTCAATTCAATGATGGGAATGACTGGCGCTGATAGTAACACTGGTCTTTCACCTGTTGATTGGGGTGGTTGGGAAACTACATGGACAGGAAGAAGTTCAACACTAGGCCCTGTTACTAGAGTTGAATCACAATCAACAGTTCTTTCAAGAACAGTTCAAAAACGTGGCCCATTCGTAGGCCCTCGTAGAGGTGGTATTCCAATTACTACAACTACACAATTCTTAGATAGAAGAGAGGTGTTTAGAACTGAGACTACAGTTACTAGAAGCAATCAAACTAGAGAAGGTATTCAATTTAGAGTTGGTGAGAGATTTGATACAACAAGTCTTGGAGATAAGGTAGTCAACACAGAAGTTGTTGCTACAATGAGATCTAGAAATATTGAATTTGTTTGTAGAAGATTAAAACCAAATACAAGACTATATCCATTCTTTGATAATATTGACATGGCAAGATTTGTCGTGCCTAAACTCGTGGAAGTTACAATGGTATCTGGTACATTTGGTGCTGGTGAGATTGTGGAAGGAAGTCGTCCTAACTCAAATAATGACGCAATTAGATTTAGATTAGCCAATCAGAACCATAAGTATGGCCCATATAATGCACCATCACAAACATACAAACAGAATCCATACGAACCATCTTCTGCTATATCATCAACATATTCATCAACAACTACAATTCTAAACGTTGATACTGCATCCTTAGAACTCCAAGCTGCATCTGGATTCTACGGATACATTACTACTGGGATGAAATTAATTGGTCAATCCAGTGGTGCGATTGCAACAGTAACCAATATTAGACTAATTACAGATAAGGCGGGAGTTCTTATTGGTTCTCTATTCTTACCTGATCCAACAGTTCCTTCTGCGCCTACGTTCAATACTGGTACTAAGACATTTACATTATCATCTAGTTCTACTAACCAAACTATTTCTGGATTCACAGATAGTGAAGGTTCAGCTAACTTTACTGCTTCTGGAACTTTACAGACAGTTGAAGCATCTACTCTTAGAACAAGAAACGCAGATGTTCAAAGAATACCACAGTCTGATTCTAGACAAATATCAAGCACAGATACAAGAGAAGTAGTAAACGTTGCATTTAACCAAAGATCAACTCGACAAACAAGATGGGTTGACCCTCTTGCACAGTCATTTGAGGTTCCTGATATCAATGGTGTCTACTTAACTAAGTGCGATGTCTATTTCTCAGCGAAGGACACAAATGAATTACCTGTTACACTTCAAGTAAGAACACTACAGACTGGTTTACCTACTCAAGAAATATTACCATTTGGTGAGTGTATTCTTGACCCTGATGAAGTTGTCTTATCTGATGATGGATCTAAAGCTACAACATTTACGTTCCCATCACCTGTTTATTGTGAAGGTGGAGGAGAGTTCGCTCTTGTTCTTCTTTCTGCATCTAACGAATATTTTGTATACATCTCTAGGATGGGTGAAGAAGATATCACCACAGTCAATGCTGCAGATTCTGAAAAGATTATTGTATCTCAACAACCTCTACTTGGTTCACTATTCAAATCACAGAACGGTGCTACATGGGATCCTAGTCAGTTAGAAGACTTGAAGTTCAATTTATACAGAGCGGAATTTACTGCAAATTCTGGTAGTGTTAATTTCTATAATCCTGATTTAGATATTGGAAACAGACAGATTGTTTCTCTTGTTCCTAATCCAATCGACATGATTTCATACAACGCTGTTGTAGGATTAGCAAAAAGTTTGACAACTGCTGAACAAACTGGTTTAACAGAAGGAACTACAATCTATCAACAGAGTAATCCAAACTTCAAGGCGAACTTGAATAAACTTCTTGGTGCAATCGGTATTGGTAGTAATCTAACAATCACAAATTCTGGTACTGGATTTGCTACAACATCTGTTGTTTACTCCAATATACCTTTGGTATCAAAATTTGGAAGAGGAAATGGTGCAACTGTAAACTTAACTGTAAATGGTGGAGTAGGTGTTGCAGCAACAGTCGCTATTGGTGGAACTGGATATTCAGCTGGTGATGTACTTACAGTATCTGCAACAAACACTGGTGGTTTTGGTAAGAATCTTGAATTAAGTATTCCTAATAATGTTGGTGTTATAAGTGCCTTCAATACATTAGTCCTGAACAATATTCAGGGTAAACCTAAAGTTGACTCATCATCTGCTATTGTATATGTTGGTGGAGGCGGAACCAGTGTTGTAAGTGGTGGAGCTATTAGATACCTTAATGACATTAACGATGGATTACATTTCCGTGTAAGACATAATAATCATGGTATGTACTCTCCATTAGATAAAGTTATTCTTTCTGGAGTAGAGGGTGATGTTAAACCTGAGAAACTAACTGCTACAATAGATTCTTCAAGTACAAGTGATATCACAGTAACGGCTGTTGGTATATTTACTTCCTTTGAGGGTGCAGAAGTTAATGCTTCAAACCCAGGCTATGCAAAAATTGGAAATGAGATCATTAGATATACTGGTGTTACCACTTCATCTTCATCATTGAACAATATCACAAGATCTATGGATGAAACCAAAGCGGGTGACTATAACATCAATGATAAGATATTCAAGTATGAAATGAATAGCGTATCTTTGAGAAGAATTAATACATCTCATAAAATGTCTGACACAGACACTTCTAAGTATCCAGTTGACGTAGACCACTACTGGTTGAAGGTTGGTATTTCTAGCCGTGGACTAGACAGATCAACTGGAAATGCTAGTGGATTACCAGAATTATTCTTTAGAGAAACTAAGTCTGGTGGTAGTTATGATCAACAGTATGTACAAGTTGGAACACCATATGGGCCAATGGCAACACAAAATATTGCGTTCAACATTGTTAGACCTAATTTTTCTACTCTACTTCCCGATGGAACAGATATATCAGGTAGAATGAGAACATTTAGTGGTAATAGTCCTGATGGAAACTTAAGTGGATTTGTAGATCAGGGATTTGAGAGTATATCACTAAACAGCAATAATGTTCTACCTACTCCTAGAATCATTGCATCTAAAACAAACGAATTAGATAAGTTGGTTGACTTCCCTGGCAGAAAATCATTCACACTACAAGCTTTCTTAACTACACAAGATACAAAAGTTAGTCCCATGATTGACTTGGATAGAGTTAATATGGTCACTGTTATGGACAGACTCAACTCTAAAATTACAGATTACACTAAAGATTCTAGAGTCAATTCTCTTGACGCTGATCCAAGTGCAGCAATCTATCTTTCTAAAGTGGTATCTCTTGAGAAGGCCGCAGATGGTTTGAAAGTTATGTTTGATGCTTATAGACACTCTACTAATGATATTAGAGTATTATACAGAGTATTCAGAATTGATGCTCCACCTCAATATCAATTATTTGAACTATTCCCTGGCTTTGATAATCTAGATTCTAATGGTGTTATAATCGATCCAGCTAAAAATAATGGTAAACCAGACAGAAGGATCTTAGCATCTCAGACAGATCAAGACTATAAGGAATATGAGTTTAATATAAAAGATCTACCACAGTTCAACGGATTCCAAATTAAAATTATTATGTCAGGAACTAACTTTGCTTATGTTCCTAAGATCCGTGACCTAAGAGCTATCGCATCTATCTAATGAAAAAAATAAAAGTGAAAGACAGTAATTCTCTTTATAGAGATGAAGAGAGTGGTGCGATATTAAATTGTAATGATACTGCATACGATAACTACCTCAAAATGAAAGAAAATAAAATGAAAGAGGTAAGTGAAATGGATAAACTAAAGGATGACGTTGATGAACTCAAGGATATGATGAAGCTAATTTTAAGTAAATTAGATAAATAACTAAAACTCCTCTTGAAAGATGACAGCTAGGAACATCAATTTAGTTTTAGATCAAGGTGTAGATTTTGAGGCAACTTTTACTGTTAGAAATGAAGATCAAAGTTCTTTAAATTTAACTGGATACACTGGAGAAGCTAAAATAAAGAAACACCCAGAAGCAACAAAGTCCAATTCTTTTGTTGTGTCATTTCCTAATAGAGTCAATGGACAGATAAAAGTGGCGTTGGCATCGACCATCACATCTACAATAGAAGGAGGAAGATATGTGTATGATCTGGTTTTGACATCGCCTAATGCGTACAAGACTAGACCAATACAAGGAAATGTTCTCGTAATTCCAGGCGTAACATAATGGCAGATTACTTAGTAACCCTCAACGAACCTGGCAGATACAATGTCGGTGTAGACTATGAGATTCCCTCTAAGTCTATTCAGTATGGGAACATATTGATAGGAAAGACTCCAGCACAAGATGGGTCTGAAACTACATTTTCATTAAATGATCAAGGAGCACCCTACTCTCCTAACAACAACCAACAACTTATTGTAACTAAAAATGGTCTTTTCTTAGATCCATCAAACGATTACAATATATCTGGGGATCAGATTGTATTTACAACTGCTCCAGCAAACTCAGATGACATAGTTATTATTGCTTTAGCTGCAGCTGCAGATTTAACACGAACTGTCAACTATGTTATCGATAGTGGAAGTCTCCCAATGCAAACTGGAGATAAAGGTAAGTTAACCATAGATGTTACTGGTGTAATAGAACAGATCAGAGTTTTATCTGATCAGACTGGTGACATTACATTTGAAATAGAGAAAACAACTTTTGCTAATTATCCTAATTTTTCTACCATAACTGGCGGAAATAGAGTTCAACTTACCAATACTGATAAATACTTTGATGATGTCCTAAATAATTGGACATCCACGATTGTAGCTGGAGATATTCTCCGTTTCAACGTGATAAGCGTGAACAATATTAGAAGGATACTAATCTCTCTAAAATTAAAATTATAAATAAAGATAGTTCTTAGTTCAACTAGACCCCTAGAGGTAGTTTTTCAATGGCATTACTCGTTCCTAATAT